CAGCCGGGAGATTTTCAGGGACAATCCGAACATCGCCGAGCCCGGCGACGAGCTCGCCCACGATCTGCAATGGATTCCGTTCTATAAGGGCCACCGGCTCTACAATGCCGTCCGCAACGGCCGCTGGGCGTGGAACTATGACTTCAAGGCCATCCCCGGCGAGGTGTTCCTGACCGAGGCCGAGGAAGCCTGGGCCGCCGGAATCGGCCGTGGCTTCATCCTCATGGAGCCGAACGTCGAAGACTTCAAGAATTGGGCGCCGAACAAGCGCTGGGCGTACGATCGCTATGACGATGTCGCGGCGCGGCTGCGGCGCGAAGGCTTCGACGTGGTGCAGCTTGAGCATGGCGGCGCCCATCGCATCCCGTCGGCGCGTCTGGTGCAGAGCCCGGATTTCCGCCACGGTCTGGCGGCGCTGAAGCGCTCGGCGCTCTATGTCGGCCCGGAAGGCGGCATGCATCACGGCGCGGCCGCCGTCGGCGTGCCCGGCGTCGTCATCTTCGGCGGTTTCGTGCCGCCGGCCGTCACGGGATATTCGACCCACATCAATCTCACCGGCGGCGCCGAGGCGTGCGGCTCACTCACGGCCTGCCGACATTGCCGTGAGGCGATGAAGGCGATCTCCGCCGACAGCGTCTTCTACGCCGCCATGAAAGTTCTGAGGACCGCATGAAGCAGATCGCCGGCATCTGGTTGCCCGACACCGACACGCATATGGAAAGCCATCTGGTCAATGGGCCGATGATCGACGGCAAGGGCACCTATCAGTTCCGCAAATACGACAAGGCCCGGGAGCACGTGAAGCGCTTCGGCCATGCCGTGGATATCGGCGCGCAGATCGGGCTCTGGTCGCGGGTGATGGCACTGGATTTCGCACGGGTGACGGCCTTCGAGCCGATGCCGTTCCATATCGAATGCTTCGAGCGCAACGTGACATCCCAAAACGTCACGCTGCATCGCACGGCGCTCGCCGACCGCGAATGCGACCTGATGTTCTGCACCTCGCCGGAGGTGACGGGAAACACCCATGTCGCGGCCAAGGGCGAGAAGCCCGGCGCCATGGTCCACGCCCGCACGCTGGATAGCTTCGAACTGACCGACATCGATTTCCTCAAGATCGACGTTGAGGGTTTTGAGCACGCCATCCTGAAGGGCGCGGAAGAAACCATCCGCCGCGAAAAGCCGGTGATCATCATCGAGCAGAAGCCGAACAATGCGGAGCGCTACGGCCGCGGCCAGCATGAGGCGCTCGCCTTGCTCAAATCATGGGGCGCCACCGACCTCTGGGTGATGAGCGGCGACCACCTCGTGGTGTTCTGATGTATCTCTGCGTCACGCCGGAGCGGGTCTTCAAGACCAGGCGCCTGATGGACGCGCTGAAACAAGGCTGGGGCGAGCGCAGCGAAATCGTGGTCGGGCCTCCGCCGGAGGATCACCGGCCCTTCATCGTCTGGGGCCAGCGCTGGCTCGGCGAGGAATTGATCCCGAAGGCGATGAAATCGGGGCGACCTTTCTGGCACATCGACAACGGGTTTTGGGACCCGGCCCGGGGCGGCATCACCGGAAACTACCGGCTTTCCTATCGCGGCATGTCGCCGATCCTGATGGAGAAGCCGGACGCCAGGCGCGCGCGCGGCGTCGAGCTCGCGCCGTGGAGGGAAGGCGGCCGCTATGTGCTGCTCGCCTATCCGTCGATGACCTATGGTCGCTGCATCGGCATCGACGCGGTGAAATGGTCGCATGATGTCACCGAGGATCTGAAGCGGAGCGGCTTGCCGGTGCTGCATCGGCCCAAGGATTGCCCGCGCTCGCTCGAGCAGGATTTTTCCGGCGCGCTTGTCGTCGTCACGCATTCCTCGAATGTCGCGGTGGAAGCGGCGATCGCCGGCATCCCCGTCGTGGTCGAGCCGAGCTGCGCCGCCGCGCCAGTGGGAAGCGCCTCCGTGCATGAACTAAGCCGGCCGGACCGGTCGCAATGGTTGGCTTCGCTGGCCTGCCAGCAATTCACGCTGGGCGAGATGGCATCGGGCATTGCCTACCGGATGATGAAGAAGATCGCGGCGCAGGTCGACAAGGGGATTGCCTGATGGGATTGCTCGACGGCGCGATCAAGCAGGCGATCGCAACCGGCTTCCGCGGCAAGCTGCTGAAAGGCACGCTGCGCAAGGTCACGGCCACGGGGCGCGCCGCCAATGGCGACCCGGTCACGACGACGACGGATTATGCGTGTCAGGGCTTTCGCGAAGCCTACAGCGCGTTCTTCCGGGCGCAGGCGGGCATCCCTGATGATGACGTGCAGATCGTGCTGATCGCGGGGCTGACGAGCTCAGCGCCAGTGTCGGGCGACAGGATCAATATCTCAGGCGGCTGGTGGCAGGTGCGCAAGGTCGATATCGACCCGGCTCAAGCCACCTATTCGTGTCAATGCTTCGGGGTGCCAAGCCCTGCATCGTAAAGAGGTGGGTTTGTCAGCGTCTCCGAATGGCCAAAATGGTAGTATGGGGCGCGATAGCTGATGTGGTGGCTGCGCTCTTCGATGTGCCCGTCGCTGAATCGGATGCGGAAGTGTTCAATCCCGTCCCAGCGAACGCCGAGCGAGGCAAACGCGACCGGTATGGCCGGCGCTATAGGCAGATCATCGAAGCAAGGGCCGTCATCTGCAGGCGTAAAGCACCCCTCGCAGGTGAACTCGGGAGCTTCGATGCCGAAGCCATCGCACTTGATGCGAAGACCTTCGGTCGCGCCGCAGTAGGGACACTCGGGCATGGTCACGACACGCGCTCCAGGATCCAGAGGCGCGACATGTCGCCTTCCTTCATGACGAAGCGATAGGCTTCTTCATAGGTCGCGAAGATGCGGACCGCGTTCGAGGAACTGACGCATTTGTAAGTGGCTGAGATGGTCATATCGCTTCTCCGTTGGTGCCAATCAATATACGATGTAACCGAAACGGTTACAAGTGGACAGCGAAAGAAAAACATCATGACCGTCACGTGGAATGGCGCCTCGGTGCTCGCAAAGGTGCGCGCCGCTGCGGCCGCTGGCGTAGGGAGCGGGACTGAGATTTACCGCGAAGAGGCGACAAGCCTTATGCTGAATTCTCCACGTACAGGCCGCGCTTACAAGCGTCGCGGCGTCACGCATGTAGCCTCCGGGGCTGGGGAGCCGCCGGCACCTGATACGGCCTATCTGATGAGAACCATCGAGACGATCAACGACGAGAAGAACCTGAAATCGACGGTCAATTTCGGCGCGGTTTATGCAAAGCGGATGGAGTATGGCTTCGTCGGGACCGACAGTCTCGGGCGCACCTATGATCAGGCTCCGCGCCCGTTCGCAAGGCCGGCGATGGAGAACAAGCGCGCCGAAATTGCAAACACCATTGCAACCGCGATCGCGGATGCCCTGAAGTGAGCGGCGTTGATCTCTCCCAGCCGCTCTATGCCGCGCTCACCGGCGTCAGCGATGGAATCGACGGGCTTGCGACGTATCACGGCTCGCCGGCCGTCTTCACGCGCCGCCCGGTGCCGATCGACTGCGGTTTTCCGCTGATCATCACGGCTGGATACGTCACCTATAGCGATCAGGATTTCATCGCCGACGAGATGGCGGACCTCGTGCGCGACATCGGCATTTTCGGCAACAAGCCGGATCATTTTCGGCTGGTCGAGCAGATCGCCTTCGACGTGCGCGATCTGTTCCATCGGCGCCGCGAGAGCTTGATCGTGCCTGGCTGGCATGTGGTCGATATCCGCTGCAAGGGGCCGGTCGAGATCAATGATGACGACCAGGTTATAGGCCGGAACGTCAGTCTCCAGATCAGGCTCACCCGAGCATCCTGAATACCTGCTTCGGCAGGTTGGCCCGATCGCGCCTTGGGCAAGCGCTCATGGACCGCCTTGGTGGCGGCCCGTCCCCGTGTCCCGCGCCGTGAGGCGCCAGATCAGAAGGAGCCTATCTCATGGCAATCTTTGCGATGGCCGGTTCGAAAATCTACATCGGCACCACGGCGGCGGCTTCGGATGAAACCGAATTCGCCGCCGATTCCTACACCGAGATCAAGCCGGCCGAGACCATCGGCGACTTCGGCGACACCGCGACAGACGTCAAGTTCCTCGGCATCGGCGACTCTCGCGCCCAGCACCTCAAGGGATCGAAGGACGCCGGCACGATCCAGCTGACCTGCGGCCGTGACGACACCGACTCGGGCCAGCTCGCCTGCGTTGCTGCCTTCGCCAGCCCGCTCGATTTCAACTTCAAGATCGAGTGGAACAATGCCGCGACCCTCATGGGCAGCAAGGGCGTCACCTACTTCCGCGGCAAGGTGATGTCGAAGAAGCTCGTCAACGGCACAGGCCCGGACAATGTGCTCAAGCGCCAGTTCGACATCGGCATCAACACCGACCAGATCGAGGTCGAGCCGACCTGATCGCTTTCTGAACTCCACCAACAAGCAATAGCAACATAGGTGAACCATGACCAAGACCACAGCTTCCGACGTGAAGAAGGCGCGCATCGTCGTCGAGATCGACGGCGTGGAGCATACGCTCATTCCGAGCCCGGAGGCGATCCTGATCCTCTCGGCCAAGTATGACGGCCTGCAGCCGCTCAACGCCGCGATCGGCCGCGTCAATATCCATGCGATCGCCGACGTCGTCAACGCGGGGCTCGGCCTCGAAAACGCCGAGGCGCGGGCAATGCTGCGCGCGGTGGCGACGTCGGACATCATCGTCATCGGCCAGAAGGCCTCGCAGTTCGTCAACATCCTGGCCAATGGCGGCCGGGCGGTCACGCCTGAAAAGCCCGGTGGTGATCAGGAGGGAAAGACCGGCCCTTTGTAACCATCGAGGAATATGCCGACGGTCTCGTCCGCGTCGCGATGGGCCGGCTGTTCTGGTCCTTCGACAGGGCGATGAAGGCGGATTGCCTCGCTATCGTCCTTGCCGTTGACGGGCAGGCGGATTTCCTGCGCGGGCTATTCGGCTCCAACGAAAAGCCGGACGCTGCGCCAGATCCAAAGACCTTGCCGCCGATCACGCAGGGCGCATTTCGGATGATGGCGAAGAAGGCTTAGAGAAAGCGGTTTGCCTGGCAGAGCGCGATCACCTGCCTGGCATAGTTGCGCTGGTCGGCGTCCCAACTGAGGCTGTCGGCATAGCCGAGGTTCCGCTGGATCCTGGTGCAGGTTTCCGTGGCCTTCTCGATGTCGCCTGGCGCGGCGTCGAGCATCTGCCAGATGGCGGCACGGTTTGCCTCCGCATCCCGCATGGCCTGCCACTTGGACCACGCGAAATAGGCGCCGCCGGCGCAGATCACCACGCAAGCAGCCGCAACCAAGGCTTTCAGCCAGTTGTCCACGGCCTCGCCCTCCCTTCGATGGCCCGAAGCTAATTCACCCTTCAACCGGTGACAATCAAGGATTCGCCCCTGTGGAAGTAGCCGGCAACGTCGTCATCGAGATTGGCGGAAATCTCGCGCCATTCGAGGCAGCACTTGCCAAGGCCAACCAGATGGCCGCCACGTTCGACGCGCAGATCACGGCGAAGCTGAGCGGTACAGGGCTGACGGCCGGGCTGGAGAAGATTTCGGCCGGCATCGAGCAGACGAATGCTCTGCTGGCCAAGCTGACCACTTCCGGCACGACGGCCGGCGCCACCATGACCAAGCTCGTCACCGCGACGCAGCCCGTCACTACGGCGCTGAACCAGGTCACCGCAGCCACTGCCGCGACCAACGCCGAGCTCGGCAAGATCGGCACCAGTGCGGGTGCGGCAAGTTTTGGCGCGGGCACGATCAGCGCCAAGGAATTCGCCGCGGCTCTCGAGGCCACCGGCGGCAATCTCTCGAAGATCACGCCGCAGATGCTCGGCATGGCGGCCGCCGAAGATGCTCTGGCTGCTTCCACCGGAGCGGCGGCGGCATCGTTTCGTGGGCTTACCGAAGCGCAGGTTGCGGCCTTTGCTGCCCAGCAGGAAGGCGCCAATTTCAACCGCGCGCTCAATGAGAGCTTCGGCCTGGTCAACTCGAGCACGAAGTCGG